GGTCCGAAGCATGACCCGAAGTTTAAAGGCCACCGTATGGCCGGTTTGAAAGAAGTGTATGGCCCGGCGTCTGAGTGGATGGACCTTGAGGCTATAGCGAATTCGTTTGATGATCCTCAAACGTCTGCTGCCGAGTGGGAACGGTACTGGTTTAACCGGCCCGTATCTTTACAAGGTCAGTGGTTGTCTCAACTTGCGTGGGATGAATGCCAAGTGTTACGCGCTATTCCTGATGGTGCCGATGTGGTGCTTGCCCTTGACGGTTCGTTTAGTGGCGACTCGACTGCGTTGATTGCTGTTGAGGTTGGTGAGTTTCCTCATGTGATGGTTGCCGGGCATTGGGAGAAACCACCGGGTGCGCAAGAATGGCGCGTGCCTATTCTTGATGTTGAGGAAAGCATTAGGACGGCGTGCCTTCGCTGGCAGGTTCGAGAGATTACCGCTGACCCGCATTTGTGGGCGCGTAGTCTCGAGGTTCTCGCGGATGAGGGTTTACCGATTACGGAATTTCCGCAGTCAGCTGCTCGCATGACTCCGGCCACGAAACGGTTTACTGACATGGTGACGACTCGTGCGCTTACGCATGATGGTAATCCGGCGTTGACGCGTCACGTTTCTAACGCAGTGTTGCGTAGTGATTCGAGAGGTACGCGTATCAGTAAGGAAACGAAGAATAGTCAGCGCCGTATTGACCTTGCGGTTGCCGCTGTTATGGGTGTTGAACGTGCCGTGAATCAGGAAGCGCCAGCGGTTGTTCCTGTTCCTCAGTTCTTTTTTTAGGGGTTAATGTGTTTGGTTCAATTCTTCAGGCTGTCGGTATTGTCGCGGTTGTTGCTGGTGTGGCGTTGTTGTCTGTCCCGGTGGCGTTGATTGTTGCCGGTGTTGGTTTCGTGTTTGTTGGTATTGCTGTTGAGAGTGGGCGCTAATGCTTGGAAGATTTTTGCAGAGCGAGAAGCGTTCCGTAACGGCGCAGTCTCTTTTTGAAACTGGCGGTTCGTTGCCGTCTGCTACGCGTGCTGGCGTGTCGGTGACGAAGGATAATAGTTTAAAGATCGCTGCCGTGTATGCGTCGGTGCGTCTTATTGCTGACGTTATTTCTACGTTGCCGCTTGATACTTTCGAGCGCCGTGGTGGTGCCCGGTACCCGTATAGGCCGCGCCCTGAGTGGGTGAATGATCCTGAGCCTGATAAGAGTGTTGAGCGTGCCGATCATTACCAAATGCTTCTTGTGTCGTTGATGATTGACGGTAATTCGTTTACGCGTATTGTGCGTAATGCTGCTGGTGATGTTGTCGCGTTGACGATTCTTGACCCTACGCGGGTTGAGGTTGTGCGCAGTAACCGTACGGGCAATATCGAGTTTGTTATTGATAATGGCGCGTATGTCCTTTCTGAGGACGAGGTGGTGCATCTTACTGAGTTACGTAAGCCGGGTGGTTTGCGTGGCGTGTCTCGTATTACTGAGTTGCGTGAAACTCTTGGTCTTGCGAAAGCCCTTGAAGATTTTAGTTCAGCGTTTTTCGGTAATGGTTCAACTATTGGTGGTGTTATTGAGACACCGTTTGAGTTGACTAAGGAACAAGCTGAAAGTTTGCAAACTGGTTGGGAAAATGGCCATAAAGGTTTGCGTCGTTCACACCGTCCGGGCGTGTTGTCTGGTGGCGCGAAGTTTGTGAAAACTTCCGTTGAACCAAACGAGGCTCAAATGCTTGAGTCGCGTGAGTTCAGTGTTGAGGAAATTGCACGCATTTTCCGTATTCCGCCGCATTTGTTGCAGTCGACGAAGCCGGGCGCTATGTCGTATGCGTCTGTTGAGGAATCAAATAAGGCTTTCCTTCAGTTTACGTTGCTGCCTTATATTGAGAAGATTGAAACTGCGTACAGCAAACTTCTTCCATCTGGCGTGTTTCTTAAGTTCAACGTTGACTCGTTGTTGCGGGCAAAGTTGACGGAGCGTTTCAGCGCATACAACATGGCCACGCAGGCCGGGTTTATGTCCATTAACGATATTCACCGTTACGAGGACATGATCCCTGTTGATGGTGGTGACGTGTACCGGGTGCCTTTGGCTAACGTGAATCTTGATGCGGCGAACATTGTTGAGACTGAGAAGCGTGTCGGTATGGTGGCGAAACTTGTGACGCTTGGTTTTGATCCTGCAGGTGCTTTGGCAGCTGTCGGCCTTGACCCTATCGAGCACACTGGTCTACCTTCGGTGCAGTTGCAGACGGCAGCGTTGTTTGATCCTGAAGACCCTGCTGCCGCGTACATTGGGCAGTGATGGCGGTTTCTAATAGTGTTGTCGCGGTTGGTTCTGCTACTACTATGGTGGTTGCGCCGTCGGTTGATACTCAACATGTGACGTTACAGAACCAGCAACCTAAAGGTGATGTTGGTGACTATAGCCGCGAGGGTTATGTTTGGGCCGCTACCTCGTTTTTTCCTATTGCTAGTGGCGGTACTGTGTCGTTTGGTATGGTCACTGGCGCGTATGGTGCACAGTTTGAGTATTACAACATTGTTGCCGAAAATAATTCTGTACACGCGTATTTGATTGAAGGACCGACGTTTACCGCTGGTGCCGCTGTCACTGCATACAATTTAGACCGTAGCGACACTCGCGCTTATAGTGCCGTATTAACAAGCGCAACAAACGTTACCGGCGGTACTGTTATTTCTTCAGAATACGTTGTTGCAAGTAACCAAGCCGGCGGCTCGTTTTCGTCAACAAAAATTATTACCTTAAAACCATCAACACATTACGCAATGAACTTTGTTGGCACAGGCAACGCAAAAGTTTTCTTTGAACTTGGTTTCACTGAACAATATAACGGCGGTAACGATATTTACCTTGGCGCCGCCGGTAGTGCTATCCGTTTACGCGGTGGCGATGTTATCCAATTAAATCTTTACCCCGGTGAAGCAGTTTACGCTTCGACCCGTGGGCAGAGTTGCAACCTAGCGATTATGAGGCAGGATTAAAAATGCCGTATTACATTACTGATAAAGCCGCTGATTGTTCAGGATGGGCAACCACCACTGAAGAAGGCCGTGTTATTGGATGCCACACAACAAAGCAGGCAGCTATTGACCAAATGGTTGCGGTGTCTCTTGCTGAAGATATGGAACCGGGCGGCGAACGTAAAGCACCTAGTGCCGTGAATGGTATTGAGATTCGTACGTTTGATGCTGAGTTTACTGAAATTCGGGCGATGGAAAACGGCGAAGGTATGACGTTCGGCGGTTACGCATGGCGTTACAACCAGCCAAGCCTACCGTTACCGTTCACGGAACGTATTGCGCCGGGCGCTTTCACCCGCACGTTGAAGTCTAAGAATGATATTCGGGCGTACGTGAATCACGATGACCGTTTACTTCTTGGTTCAACGAGGGCGAAAACGCTCCGTATTGAAGATCGCGCTGACGGTGGCTATGTTGAGATTGATTTACCAAACACCACATGGGGCAACGATATTCGTGAACTTGTGAAGCGTGGCGATATTACCGGAATGAGTTTTGGTTTCTCTACCGTGAAAGATTCTTGGTCACCTAACGGCAACGAGCGCACGCTCGCGGAAGTGCGTTTGCATGAAGTGAGTGTTGTGACTGGTGTTCCGGCGTATCCACAAACAACGGCGTCGGTTCGTTCATGGCTGGTCCCTGCGAAGCGTGCAAGTGTCGACGCGGATCAGCTCGCTACCGCTATTGCCGAGTTGCAGGCCGGTAACACTCTTACCGCTGAACAGGCGGCGATGCTTATGAATGTTATTGAAGCGATGCAAACAAGTGAGGATGTTCCTGTGGACCCTGCGAATGGTGACGTTGTTGCCGTTGAACCTATTACTGAGATTGGTTACGACGGGCCTATTGATGACAGTGTGCATAACGGTGACGATATTGATATTGAAGTTTCAGCTTCAATCCCGGTATCGTTACTGTTGAAACAGATTGATCTTCTAGCGAAGTCAGTTAACCCTTAATGTTTCCAATACACCGGAGCCGGTGGTTGGTTGTGCGTGCGCGGAGCCGCGCCGCGTTTATGTAAGTTAAATCAAAACTATTAGAAAGGTACCCAAAATGGAGTACTTGAAGCGACAGATTGAGGCACGCCAGTCAGCATGGCACGCCGCTAAGTCTTTGCTTGACGCGGCAGCAGCAGAAAAGCGCGACCTGTCAGGTGAAGAACAACAGTCATATGACCGTATGATGGCTGATATTGATACCCGTTCACAGGCTATCGAAGATTTGCAGAAGGCTGAAGCACGTAGCCGCGACATCGAAGCATCACTCGTTGACGCTCCAGAGGTTCGTGAAGCACGCGCCGCA